TTGGCCGTCAATGCTGTCTCATCTGCACTTGGCATTGATCCAGATAAAGTCAATGACACCATCAACTCAGGCAAATTGACAGCTGATCAAATAGCATCCATTCAACAAGCTGAATTGGCACTCAAAGCCAAAGCACAAGAATTGGGATTGAACTTTGAGCAGCTGGCCACACAAGACAGAAAATCGGCCAGAGATATGCAAACGGCCACCAGATCAATGATTCCACCTATTTTGGCCATCATGGTGACCCTTGGGTTTTTTGGCATCTTGATTGGCATGATGACTGGCAAAGTCACATCTGGTGAGGCATTGATGATCATGCTGGGGTCACTTGGCACAGCATGGACTGGCATCATTGCTTTTTATTTTGGATCATCAGCATCCAGCCAAAACAAAGATCAATTGCTCCATCAATCAACACCAACTAAACCATGAATTTATCACCCAATTTCACTCTTGAAGAATTAACTCACACTGATCACAGGGAATTTGACAATGAACCTAATGAATCTGAAATCCAAAATCTTATGCGTTTGGCCAATTTTCTTGAAGAAGTCAAAAGAGTTTTGGGTGGCAAATCAGTCATCATTAACAGTGCTTTTAGGAGTAAGCAAGTTAACGATGCAGTTGGCTCTAAGGATAGCAGTCAGCATCGGATTGGTTGTGCTGCTGATTTGCGTATTCCTGAAATGACTCCAGATCAAGTGGTCAAGGCCATCATTGCCAGTGATTTGAATTATGACCAAGTGATCAGGGAATTTGACAGATGGACACATATTTCAGTGCCCAGCCATCCAGATGACAAACCTAGAAAACAGGCTTTGATCATTGATAAGTCAGGAACAAAAGTTTATTCCTGAAAGTAAGTGATGATTACAAAAATAATGTATGTAATCATCATGCTCAGACAAAAGAAAATGGTCAAAATGATGATCCAATCAACAAAATTTGACCAATTGAAATTTAAAAGATATTCAGTCATTTTGGCAGTTTAGGAAATTCAGCCACATCGATGGAATACCGATAAACTGTCCATTTTCTGATGTATTCAGGATTTTGACTTGGGGGAATAAAACCAAATCGTTTCCATGTTTCCATCACATTGGTTTTATCTGCGGTGGTGTATTGCTTAATTGTTATTGGCAGCATTGTTGATTCTCTCCATTGATTCAAGGTGTTTGGCCAACTCACTGGTATCACAAAAAACTCTCAAGCCATTTCGATATGTTTTGAATGGCAGCATATTGTTGGACCTTTTGTTATAAAGTGTCCCAACAGGTACTTTCAAGACTTCAGAAATCTCTTTGAGGGTTAATCGAACCCCATATTTATTTAGGAGGTATTGATACATTGAGTTGGTCTTTAATAATTTGATCTGTTAATTCACCCAGCAATTGTCTCGCTTGGGCAATGTCTAAAAGTGTAGGAGTTTTCTCAAATAAAATCCACACTCCATCGGATTTCAATAGAGTGTGGAAATCACCTAGTTGATCAAGGGAATGGGATGTCATTGTCTTGGGCTGGGATTGTTTTCCAATCGTGCTTGGCAATGCCAAAATCATCCAGAGCAGATGCCTTTGATCCCAATGCATCACCCTTGGCCAGCATCTGGATGTTGTTTAGCCAGAATGCCACACCATTGTTGCCAGCTTGAGAATAGGCATAAGCAGTAATGCTCACTCGGCCATAATCTCCAGATACAAAGTCATTGGCAGCCAAAATGGGGTTGCCGTTGACATCCACAGTTTGGGGTTGTTCATTGGATTTGCATCTGATGAAATAATGACCCTTGTATTGTTCACCCAAAGATGAACCATCCGTTTTGGTTTCAGTGTCTCCATCTCTCAATGGATTTCTGAGATTGGCTGGATATTTGCCATTGAATTTCTTATCCAAGGCAGATTTCATGGCTGCTTTTAATTCGGTGATGGTTTTGGTATCACTCTTTGGGATTAAAAATTCAGTGGAATATTCATCTTTACCAGACAATTCATTCTTTTTAGCAGATGCCCAATTAAGATATGAAAAACGGCCTTTTCCAGTAACAACTTTACTCATAATTTCTCCAGTTAAACAGTTTTAAAAATACCTAGTCAGAATCGACTAAGTGGAATCACTATAACATATTTTTCCATAATTTGACAAAATCTCACAAAATTTAATATATACTGAAGTTTGATCAACTGAAAAACTGTCAAAAATGTTATATCCACATCAAATCCAATCCAAGGAATTTCTCCTCAAAACCAAACGAGCCATACTGGCCGATGAGCCAAGAGTGGGCAAAACACTGCCCACAGCAGCTGCTGCACTAAAGCATTTGCCAGCTTTGATCATCTGCCCAGCCATTGTCAAAAATGTCTGGAAAGAGGCATTTGAAAAGCTGGGATACACAGGGGACATCAGGGTCATCACAGGCAAAAAACAAGCATCTGAGGTGCTATGTAATGGCATTACCATCATCAATTACGACATCTTGGCATCATTGTCTGAAAGGCCAAAATTCAACACCATGGTGCTGGATGAGAGCCACAGGATCAAATCCCACACCACTATCAGGACCAAGGCAGCACTCAAACTCATGCGGAGAATTCCAAGGGTTTATGCATTGTCAGGCACACCAATCCCAAACAGACCCATTGAACTTTGGCCATTGTTGCATGGCTTGGGGGTTTATCGGGGTGGCTGGTATGACTTTGGTATCAGGTATGCCAAGCTCTGGTCAGCTCCATGGGGGCTAGATACATCAGGAGCGAGCAACTTGCCTGAGTTGAGGGCAATGATCCAGCCACATACATTGAGGCGCACCAAGGCCGATATATTCAAGAATTACCAACAGCCCATCACATCATTGGTGACATTTGATCTGCCCATTGACAAGCGTGAGCAGTCATTTGATGCCGAGGCTTTGGTTGATCACCCCAATCCCATGCTGGCCTTTGAGGGTTTATCAGAGGTCATGAAGGAGGCTGGATTGCGTAAAGTCAAGCCAGCATCAGAATTTATCGAGGCCAAGCTGGTGGATGAGCCAGTCATTGTATTTGCCCATCACAAAGAGGTGGTGGCCAGACTGGCTGAACTTTTAAAGCTGCATCACCCCAGTGTCATTACTGGAGACACATCAGCCACCATCAGAACAACTCAAATGGAGGATTTTCAATCTGGCAAAACCAGATTATTCATTGGCAACATCCAAGCGTGTCAAGAGGGCATTGATCTCTCAACAGCTGGAACAGTTATTTTTGTGGAGGCCACATGGCAAACATCAGCATTGCAACAAGCATCGAGCAGAGTGGAGAACATCAAAAAGGAAGGGATTGCACCATTGATTTATCTTTTGACAATTGCCAACAGTCTGGATCACACAGTGCTGGCCAAGGTTCTGAAGAAACAAAACATTATCAACCAAATCATATAGCACTAGGATGGAGAAAAAGGAAACCCATGGACAAAATACTATTGAAACAAGCACAGCGGATCATTGACCACATTATTGAAAACAAACCAGAGGATGTAGACTGGTTGTTTGTTGAGCGATACAGAGAACTTTTGAACAAACATTTGGAAAAATCAAATGCGAAAAAAAACAAAAAGAACAGTGTACAAACTAGTTGATCCCATCACTTATGCCATCACTGGTTCCATGATTACAGATACTGAAACCCTTGATAAATTAAGGCTTGGCGAGTTGACCAGCATCGAGGCATTCAGGATTGGCAAAGCCACCAAACAAGATTGGCACACCATCAATGACATGGCCAACATATCAGAAACCATGGCCAGAAATGGCATTGGCATCGAGGCACTGCCAGCATCAGAATTGGCACATGAGCATTTGAAAGATGCCTATGAGCGATTCAAGCGCACTGGCAAACTGGGCATCAATGGTCCAGCACTTCAAGCATTTAGAGAATGTTTTGAATACCATGATCTGCAAAGAATATCCATTCCAAGATCACAGTATGAGGACATGATTAGAAAAACAAGAGAGCGAATCATTAGTAAGGCTCCAGATGTTTTATGTTTAACCTAAAGGAAAATTATGGATTTAGAAGTATTTCCCATTGCATATTGTTTGTATATTTACAAAAACAGATCAAATCATTTGTTCAGAGTTTTTCATTTTGCATCTGAAAGACAATACACAAAAATGATGACTGAACTTTTTGAATATCATTACATGACCGATGAACTTGAAGACCAAATGAAATGTATGTCAGTTGGTCAAGTTGAAATTTTGACCAATGTTTTAAAAGGATCAATATGACCACTCATGCACCAATTTCTGCATCCAAGTTGGAAAGAATCATGCTCTGTCCAGCATCTTATTCCATGGAAAAGTATTTGCCAGATCAGACCAATGATGCTGCACTCAGAGGCACTGCCATCCATGAGTTGTCGCATATGCTATTCACTGGCCAGCTTTTTGATGGCTCGATGTACGACAATGAAATGATTGACATTGCCATCAATTATGTGGAGTATCTCAAAAAAGTATCAGTTCAATCTGATTTTATGGCAGTGGAGTTGAACCTCACTCCAGCATTGTCTAAGCTGCATCCAGACTTAGGGGGCACAGCTGATGCAGTTTATTTGATTGGCAATAATCTCCATGTCATTGACCTAAAAACTGGCCGAGTGCAAGTGGATGCAGAAAACAACAAACAGCTGATGATGTATGCCTTGGGAGCATATTTGTCATTGGGCGGTGAGTCATATAACATCAAGAACTTTTATTTGTCCATATACCAGCCATACACTGAAATCAAAACAGTTCATGTTGGATTGCTGGAGATGGATGCATTTAAGAATGAACTCTTGAAGATCGCTGAAGTGGCCAATGATCCATTGGCTCCATTTAATGCTGGTACCAAGCAATGCAAATACTGTAAAGCCAAGGCAGTCTGTCCAACCCTGAAAGATCGAGTTATGAAAAATGTACAAATAGAATTCCAGACCACCAGCATTGATTTGGGCACCATGCTTGATAAGGCAGAGTTGGCCATTCAATGGGGGGATGCCATTCAAGCCAAGGCCAAAGAGATATTGGGTAATGGCGGTGAAGTTAAAGGCTGGACATTGAAAGCTGGCCGTAAGTTACAGAAATGGAATTCTGAGTTTGTGTACAACTGGCCACCAGAGGCCATGACACTTAAATCACCAGCTGAAGTCAAAAAGTTAAAGATTGAAATTCCTGATGGTGCTATTATTGAAAGTCATGCTGCTGCATCCCTGACCAGAGTCAAAGGAGAATCATGAATGAGTTGGCTTTATTCGCAGGCGCTGGTGGAGGCATTCTCGGAGGCAAATTGCTCGGATGGAGAACAGTCTGTGCAGTCGAATGGGAACCCTACCCAGCAAGCGTACTTGTCGCAAGACAAAATGACAAAATTCTTTCGCCTTTCCCGATTTGGGATGATGTACAAACCTTTGATGGAAGACCATGGCAAGGAATTGTTGATGTGGTATCTGGGGGCTTTCCATGCCAAGACATCAGTGCAGCCGGCAAAGGAGCTGGAATTGACGGAGAGCGAAGCGGAATGTGGGGACAAATGGCAAGGATCATTCACGAAGTACGACCTAAATTCGTCTTCGTGGAAAACTCACCAATGCTCACTTCTAGGGGACTTGGACGAGTTCTCGGAGACTTGGCCTCAATGGGGTTTGATGCGAGATGGGGAGTGTTGGGAGCAGCAGACATTGGAGCGCCACATCAGAGGGACAGGATTTGGATTGTCGCAAGTAATGTGGCAAACACCAACTGTGGTTCAAATTGCGAGTCGATCAGAGGAGTCATGGAAGAAAAAGAAAGAGAACAGGGAGAAAACCAATCGATATACATTACCACCAGGAACATTGGAGGAACAAATAGCAATGAGTGGAGAGACTCCATGTTGGGATTGGAATCAGTCACCAAAGAATCCAAAATGGCCAACACCGGTGTGTCAGGACTCACGCCATGCAACCACCAGGCACTTAGACCCCAGCAACAGTTATTGGAAAAGCAATCTTGGCGAAGTGGTGATGAGCTTAGAACCTCCTACGGATGGCCGTCTGAACCCAACGTGGGTAGAGTGGTTAATGGGATGGCCTCTAGGGTGGACAGACTTAAAGCCATTGGAAATGGACAAGTATCAAGAGTGGCAGCAACAGCATGGCAAATTTTAAGTGAATAAAAAAAAGGGCAGCTGATTAAAGCTGCCCTAAATACCTCAACCAAAGGAAAAAGATGGCTGAATCCATTATAAGCACAACTGACTCTGAAAAACCCTTTTGGTGGCCATATAAGGATTTGGCCATTTTTTGTGGTTTTACAGACCAAAAAAGACCCATTGGCATC